TCCCTAATTAATTAACACAATATTCATTTTATATATAAAAAATATAAAGTCAAGCATATTGACATAAATATTTTAATAAATTATAGTGTTGCATAAGGAGGTCAATTATGACATTTAATGAAGCAATTAAATTATTTAAGAATAGGCGTGAAATGGCTGAAGCATTGGGCGTTACACGACAAGCTATTAGTTTATATAGTATGAAACCAGAGAAAGATTTACCAAACTATAGGGTATTACAAATTGAGCATTACTTTGGAAATAAGAAGATTTAGTCATATCGTAATAGATAAAGATGGATTTGCATTGCGTAAATTTACAACTTATGCAGATGCAAAATGGTTTGTCAGTAACAAGCCTGAATACATGGTAAAGAAGATTAACTTTAATTTAGATGAATACGAGGAGTGCTTATTTTGAGAGTAAGAAATTGGGATAAATTCCAACCAACAATGAAAGATAGAAACGTGATTTGGATAAAAATATATAGACAGATATTAGAAGATTATGAGTGGCATAATTTATCTTCTGATAGCAAAGCAACGTTATTAGAGCTACTTTTATTAGCATCTGAAAACAATGGCCAACTACCTGAAGTCCACAAGATAGCCTTTAGATTAAGGAAGACAGAGGATTTCATTAACGAGCAAATCGGTCTGTTATCACATTGGTTACAACTTGATAACAACTTGATAACAACTTGTGAACAAGATGTTGCCGTAGAGAAGAGTAGAGAAAGAGAAGAGAAGACATATGTTCGTTTTGATGAGTTTTGGAATACATTATTACCTAAACGTAGAGTCAATAGAAAAGGTTGTATAGAGAAATGGAAAAATCATAACCTAGATACTGAAGCTGATAATATACTGTCATGGTTAAAACAAATGAATATGACTAAAGAATGGAAAGAAGGATTTAATCCATCACCTGAAGTTATAATCAATCAACGTAGGTGGGAAGATGGTATTACTAAACCTACAATAAAAGGGAGAGTATTGTGAGTGAGATGACAACAGGTGAAGTATTAGAACAGTTAATTGTTACTAAAGAACAAGTCGATGAAGCTACAGGTAAGATTATTCCTGAAGACTTCAAGATTAAATCAGCACAAGGTTATTACGACCAACTGCAAAAGTATTACGCATCAGAAAAAGGCGCAGGTTATAGTTTACCCTGGGCAAAGACAGATGGACATTTTGCAATCAGAATGGGTGAATTAACTATACTGCAAGGTGTATCAGGCCATGGTAAGTCGATGATGCTATCACAAATATTTTTATACTTGATGCACTACACTAAAGTCTTGATAGCGTCTATGGAGATGAAACCGGTATTAACGCTGGATAGAATGATTACCCAACGACTAGGCAGCAATCAACCCACACAAGATTATATAAGACAGTTCTGTAAAGACTATAACGAAAAGCTATACATTTACGACCAACAAGGTGTTACAACTGAAGATGATATGTTTGCGACACTGCTTTATGGTCGTGAGATATTAGATATAAACGTCTTTTGTATTGACTCATTGATGAAGATAGGTAACATCTCTGAAGACGATTACAATGGACAAAAACGATTTGTAGACAAACTAGCAACCTTTTGTCGTGATTTAAATATCCATGTATTTTTAATATGCCATACTCGTAAGATGTCAGACGAATATCAAAAGCCTGATGCTACAAACATTTTAGGTAGTAGTCATATTAGAAACCTTGCTGACAATGTTTTATTGTGTTGGCGCAATCGTGAAATAGAGGATTTAAAGTTTTCAGGTAATTGTCCACCTGATAGAGAGAACGAACCCACTGCTTACTTCAGTGTACAGAAACAACGTAACCATACATTTGAAGGAACATTTGGTTTGTGGTTTGATGAAAAGTCATTAACTTATAAGGAGAGACCATGATGGACTTAAACAAGTTTGTAGAAAAGATGATGAAAGAGTTTGATGTAAAGTCGTATCGCATCAAAAACAAAGAAGGCGCAATTATTAAGTTTGTGAAAAACGGAGTTAATATGGAGGTGGAATATGAAGCTAAAAAAAACACTGCACGTGACTAGTGGTGGTAACTATGTTGAAGTTACATTAGCGATGGTGACATCTTTAGATGAAGGTGTATATGACATAATTATTATGGATAAAGAAAGTGCTAGAAGCCATGACCAAAATAGTTTATTATGGGGAGTTATATACAAAGGCATATCAGATACTACAGGTTATACCCAAGAACAGTTGCACGATATGTTACGTATGAAGTTTGATTTAAAAGATGAAGAAGGTAATTTGTTATCTACGGCTACATTAACTAAATCAGAATTTAATGATTACTTAGATAAGATTATAAATTGGTGTAAATCTTTAGGAATAGGATTTGAAAAAGAGCGAGCAACAGTGGATTGATAAGCTAGTGGAGTTTGGTTGCGTAGTCTGCCGTAAATACTATGATGCCAACACTCCACCTTGCATACACCATATCCGAGAAGGATTAGGTAAAAGCCAACGTAACAGTTGGGATAATTGTTTACCATTATGTCACGAGCATCACCAAGGCAATGATGGGTTTCATTCAGGGAAGCAGACCTGGATAGAAAAGTATGGCACAGAATACGAACTGCTAGATTGGATAAAAGAGCGTGTTTGAATATGTACTTGTAGTTTATATGCAGATGGATAGTCCACAATATATAGGACACTTTACAAGCTGTGCGGCAGCTAATGAGTATGTTAAAGAGCATTACAAAGATGCACCTTATACGACTTGTTTGTTTAAGGATTATATTAACTTACCAAAAGATTTAATTAAGAAAGAGATAAAATGAATGTATTAAGTTTATTTGATGGGATGTCATGCGGCCAGATAGCTTTAAACCAATTAGGAATTAAAGTAGATAACTATTATGCAGCCGAAATAGATAAATATGCTATCGAGATTGCTAAAAAGAATTACCCAAACACAATACATCTTGGTGATGTAGCAAAAATTAAAGGTAGTGATTTACCACAAATAGATTTACTGATTGGCGGTAGTCCATGTCAAGGATTTAGTTTTGCAGGGAAACAATTAAACTTTAATGACCCACGCTCTGCATTGTTCTTTGAATATGTCAGACTGTTAAAAGAATGTAATCCTAAATACTTTCTACTAGAGAATGTAAGAATGAAACAAGAGTATGAAGATGTTATTACAAATTATCTTGGAGTAAGTCCTATAAAAATTAATAGTTCATTGGTATCTGCACAAAATCGTGTTCGTTTGTATTGGACTAATATACCAAATATTATACAACCAGAAGACAAAGGTATTAGATTAATAGATATTTTTGAGTTTGATGTTGATGAAAAAATATATGAAGCACCATATTACAAACGATATGATAAAGATGATGGATGTATAGGTTATATAGGAAAACAGCCAAAACAAGCAACTCGTGTATATTCTACAAATAATAAATCGCAATGTATTACTGCATTAGGTGGTGGTCAAGGTGGGAAAACTGGATTATATGAACTTCCAATATCTGGTGCAATACGAGGTAGACAAATTACACCTAACTCAAAAGAATATACACAAATGCTAGAATTAAGAGAAGACAATAAAACAAATACACTAACTACTGCAACAAAAGATAATGTTATTTTTCATAACAGTAAATGCAGAAAATTAACTCCTACTGAATGTGAAAAATTACAAACTGTACCTGATGGTTATACAGAAGGTGTATCTAATACACAAAGATATAAGATGTTAGGTAATGGTTGGACAGTGGAGGTTATTAAACACATATTTAAAAACATGGAGGCATAATGGGTAAAGGTAGTTCACCACGTCCTTTTACGGACAGAAAAACATTTGAAGAAAACTTCGATAAAATCTTTAAAAAGAAAAATGAAGACAAACCTAAATCAACAGACCAGAAAAAGACTAAGTGAATTAGGTTACACTATCGAGTTGATGGAGCGATGGTGTCCGTTTAGTAGACGAAAGCATGATGGCTTTGGATTTGCAGACTTTATTGCAATACGTAGAGATGAAGTGCTATTAGTCCAGGTTACATCTAAAAGCAATATGTCTAGTAGACGTAAAAAGATTACTGAGCATGAAAATTTAGGTAAGGTTAGGGAAGCAGGAATACGAATAGAGTTGTGGGGGTTTTACAAAGAAGGAAGAAAATGGGAAGTTAAAGTGGAGGATTTATCTTGAAACTAGATGAGCTAAAGCATTTGTTAGAGTTGTGGGTACGCTATATGAGAAGTGATAGGGCAGAGATAGAGGAGTTGGGTTATCCAAAGAAATCTGCATTTTTAGCAACTGGCGGTGAATCTACCAATGATGCTTTTGAACAAATGTTCCACGCATCAGAGATGAAGAAGGTAGAAGTATTAAATGCTGTTATCCATTCGCTAGACCCAGAACAGGTAAAAGCAATCTATCATTTCCATCTTAAAGCCAACCCACCTATGTACGTAGAGTTAAAATATCAACACGCTATTGATAATTTATTAACTATTGTTGGTAGAAGACTTGACTAATTTATAAAAAAGAGTATAATTATGGGTGGGAAGGTATGTCTAGAATATCCTTCTATTCATCTTTAAAGGCCGGTCTCTCTCAACTGGCCTTTATCTTTTCAAGGATACAAAATGCCACTTAAAAAAGGTAAATCACAAAAGACAGTATCAAAGAATATTAGTATGCTTGTCGGTGAGGGTAAGCCACAAAAACAAGCTATAGCAATCGCACTATCAAAAGCTAGTAAATCTAAAAAGAAAAGGAAATGATATGTACGGCAAAAAACCAATGAAAAAAGCTACAAAGAAAAAACCAATGAAGAAGAAATACTAATGGCTAAAGGAGTACCACACTATTTACCTAGCGGTAGATTATATACAGGTAAAACCCATAAACACAATGGCAGACTAATGTCTGGTGCTACACATACAGCTAGCAGTAAATATTTAACACACAGAAAACCGAAGGCAAAATAATATGGCAAAGGCTGGTCTCTATGAAAATATCAGAAGAAAACGTGCAAGAATCAAAGCAGGAAGCGGAGAAACTATGCGCAAACCAGGAACAAAAGGCGCACCCACAGCCAAAGCCTTTAAGCAAGCAGCGAAAACTGCAAAGCCTGTTAAAAGACGTGGGTGATTGTGTATGAAGAAAGATAGTAGATTATCTAGAGTTGGTGTATCAGGTTATAACAAACCTAAACGCACACCTAGCCATCCTACTAAATCTCATGTGGTCGTTGCTAAAGACGGAGACCAGGTGAAAACAATACGCTTTGGTCAACAAGGTGTAACCGGTGATAGAAAGATGACAGATAGAGCTAAGTCATTTAAAGCACGTCATGGTAAGAATATAGCAAAAGGAAAAATGTCAGCTGCCTATTGGGCAAACAAAGTGAAGTGGTAGAAAGTCCATGCACTTATGAGTGCCACGTTATAGATGATGAATGTATCAGTTGTAAAAGAACAGTATCAGAAGTTATGAACTGGACAAAGTTGACCGATGAGCAAAGAAAAGAGATAATGGATAGATGCTCACAACAGAAAAGATTAACATATTCGTAGGATACGATGGTGTAGTAGAACCTGTAGCTTATCATGTGTTTTGCCAAAGTGTCATAGAGAAAGCAACCATACCAGTTAGCTTTACTCCACTTGCTCTAAATACATTAAAAGGTTATACAGAAACACACAAAGACGGAAGCAACGCATTTATTTACAGTAGGTTCTTAGTACCATACCTCTGTGATTATAAAGGTTACGCTATCTTTGTTGATGGCGATATGCTTTGTCGTGCAGACATAAAAGAGTTAATGGATATTATAGACCCATTGGCGGCAGTCTCAGTCGTAAAACACGACTACAAAACAAAATACCCGACTAAATACCTAGGTTATAAGAACGAAGATTATCCTAGAAAGAATTGGTCGAGTGTCATGGTATGGAACTGTGGACACTTTAAAAACAAACAACTCACACCTGAAATGATAATGAATTCTACAGGTGCAGAATTACACCGATTAACATGGCTAGATAATGAGTTTATAGACTTAATTGGTGAGATACCCAAAGAATGGAACTGGTTAGTAGGGGAATATGATTACAACCCAGATGCTAAGTTAGTTCACTTTACAATAGGCACACCATGTTTTACAGACTATAGTCGTTGTGACTATGCAGAAGAATGGGCATTTACTTTAGACAATCTATTAATACCAATGGACATATAAAATGGCAGACGAATTAAGAGGATATATTCCTATAACAGAGGATGAAAAGCTGTTAGCAGAATACTATGCTCAATTTGAAAATCCATTACTTGGCGCTAATGTTACTGCAAAACAAAATACTCCCATTGGATTATTAACAGGAACTGTTGGTGGTAATTACGATGTAATGCCAAATGTAGTTAATCCATATGCAGAAGCAAATTTATATGGTGATGGTTATAATGTAAGAGCAGCAATGGATGATTATGTAAAAACATTATCAGCAGGAACAGGTAATGGTTATATAAATGCTTTTGGTGAGGTTGTAAGAGGTAAAGATAATTCTGATTTTGATAGCACATCTTATGGTGGAAACGTAGGAAATGTATCAGGAAGAATTACACAAACACCATATGATATAATTAAATCATTAGGTTATAATACGCCAACATTCAATGCAAATGTTACACAAGATATGTCAGGCACATCTGTAGAAGCTAATAAAATATTAAATATGCTAGGTGGACAAGGATTATTAGGCGCATATAAAAACCCATATGATGAAGGTATTAAATTTATGTGGGAAAGAGAATTTTAATCAACCAACCTATATGGAGTTGAAGTGCAAATAGAGCAAAAATTAATAAGTGATTTAATCCCTTATGCAAATAACGCTAGAACACATAGCGATGAACAAGTTACGCAAATAGCATCTAGTATTAAAGAGTTTGGATTTAATAACCCAATACTAATAGACAAAGACAATGGCATCATTGCTGGTCATGGTCGTTTAGAAGCAGCTAAAAAGTTAGGATACACAGAAGTTCCTACTATTAAGTTAGAACATCTTACAGACACACAACGTAAAGCATTTATTTTAGCTGATAATCGTATTGCACTGAACAGTGGTTGGGATACAACGTTACTCTCATTAGAGTTAAAAGAATTAGATACAGAGTTAGACCTTACATCGTTAGGTTTTGATGCTAAAGAGATAGCAGCATTATTAGCACCAGAACAAGTAGAAGGTAATACAGACGAAGATAGCGTACCAGATGTACCAGAAGAACCTATAACTAAACCAGGCGATATATATAAGCTAGGCAATCATAGGTTAATGTGCGGTGATAGCACAAGTATAGATGATGTTGATAAATTAATGCAAGGAATATATCCTGATTTAATACACACCGACCCTCCATACGGAATGAACGCAGTATCAAAATCAGGTGTATTAAGTAAAAATTATAAAACAGATATAATTGGTGACGATAATCCTGACATTGCTAAAGACGCATTTAATTTGATACATGGATTATATCCTAATGCAAAACAAATATGGTGGGGTGCAAATTATTATTCATCTGTATTACCTGACAGCGAATGTTGGTTAGTATGGGATAAAAATAATGGTGAATCAGACCAAACAGATTGTGAATTAGCATGGGCAAACTTTAGAAGCGTTGTCAGACAATTTACCAAAGCATCAGAAAAAACTAATCGTGTACATCCAACACAAAAACCAGTAGCATTAATGGAATGGATAATTAAACGATTTAATTTAACATCAAAAACTATTGCAGATTATTTTGGTGGTTCAGGTTCAACATT